GAGCCATCACAGTAAACTCTTGAGTATGCACCCTGTGTTACTAAAGCACCATTAGCTGTATGCCCTGTAGCTGCTATAGTTAAAGTTTGAGAACCTGTTGTATTATTAAAAAATAAATATTCACTTTCCACCGCTGGAATAAACACAACGATGTCACCTGTCAAAGCACCTGTAAGTTCAATAACTTTATTAGAAGATTCAGCAGTGTCAGAAGCATTGGCTGTAGTAAGAGTAATATTTGAAGACCCCGCTACAGATTTAGATAAATATCCTGCTGCAAAAGCATCTAGAACTTCTAAGTTGTTATTGGTATTTGTACCCCATGTATTGGCGTTTGCGCCAGTTGCCATGAGTTCTAATTTAAGTCTATCTGAGTATGTGCTTGCCATATTTGTACCTCTCTAAAATATATCTTTTTTTATTATTCAAGCAACACCTTTTATGCTGCGTCTACCTCAGTCCAAGTATTAGTTGCTCCTGTAACCACATTAGCCCAAGGGGTGCTAAATGGATCGCCTAGAGCCGATGTCATGGTCAGCCCGGTAACATCTACTATTGCTTCACCTGTCGCTGTTTCCGTGCCTGTAGCAAAAGATAAAGCCACTGTAGACAAAGAAACTATAACACCTGTGCCTACCTCTACTGTCTCTGTGCCCAATGAAAAACTACTAGATAAACTACCAAGGGTTACTAATGCATCTGCCTCTGCCACAGCAGTCCCTAATGATGCAGTTGCAGAAACACCAACAGGATCTATTTGTGTAAAGATGTCAATGACAGGAGTACCAATTGCAAAGTCTAATTGATCAGAAGGAGCTATAACTCCCACGTTACCCTCACCAGTAATACCTGAAGCACCAGATAAAGCGGCACCTATCGTTAAACTGTCAAGTGTTTGTAATGCTGTTCCTGTTTGAGATGTCGTGCCTAAGGCACTTGTCATATCTAGACCGGTTACGGATACAATTACACCCGTACCAACTGATTGTGTTGTCGTGCCAAGAGACGTTGACATTGTAACGCCTGTAACACTAACTTCTTGTGTTATATTCTCATTCCATGCAAAAGATCCCCATGTAGATCTACCCCAACCAGCATCAACTGTTCCAGAGGCTGTCTCGTCCCCTGCAGTAAATGCCATAGATAAACTTGCAAGGGTTACTCCTGCTCCTTCTTCTATGCTTGGAGCACCTAAACTAAATTGAGATGAAACACCTGTTAAAGGATAAATTGATTCAGCTTCACCAGTAGCGGTGCCTAAAGCTGAAGTGACTTGTAAAGATCCTAATGTGACTACAACGTCACCGACAAAGGACTCAGTGCCTAATGCTGTAGTTGAAGAAACACCTGTAAGGGTTACAGTAACAGAACTCTGTTGCCCCCAAAAGCCTTGCCCCCACGTGCCCTCATTCCAAGCATCTGCCATGGTGATGACCTCCTATATTAAGATAATCTTAATATAGCACTTGAAGCATCGTTAGTTGGGAATGCGATTGTGAATGTACCGTTTGTTGATGTCTTTACACTACCAAAATCTAAAACTGCAATAGCTGCATTAGTATTTGTTGATGATCTGTTATAGATCAAAGCTGCTTGAGCAGATATTGTTGCTGATGTAAAACTTACGTTTGCAAAATCAACAAAAGCTGTTGAAGCTGTTGCGCTTGTTTTGGTTAAGCCAATGGTTGGACTTGTTAAAGTTGCACCACCACTTGCGTATGTTCCTGAGTTTGGAACTTCGTTAGTTGCTGAAAATGCTGTTGTGTTTCCGTTTAAAGTTGCAGAATCGGTGTAGAGAGCAAGATTGATTGTATCATTATCAATATCGTGATCCCCTGCCAATAACTCCTGTTTAAATGAAGCACAGACTGCTTGATTTATTGCCATGTTTATTTACCTCCTGGGTCTACTGATTTAAGAGGGAGTCTTAAGACACCGTCTACATACTCATCTCTACGTTTACGTCCCATCTGCTCTTGAGCGAACTCGCTCAAAGAAGATTGAAACATTTGTTGGTATATTTGCATATCCTGTGTATTTTTCAAGTAAGAATATGCTTCCACTAAAGTTCCGTACAAAAGTGTTTCCGGAGCGTTATTAGATATGAAAGTTGTTGTGCTTGTGGATCCAGAACCATTACCTAATCTCTCAGGAGTTTCTTGATACCACATTTCGACAGTGTAAGCTGCATTAGGAGTAGGAGCCACAACTAATTGTGTTGCATCCCAATTTGCCCAATATTTAGGTTTACCTGTAAAATTTGTATCTGTGGTTGATCGCTCTGGGATATACTCGTCTATAAAGGTCGTATCTACTTGTTGTAACCAAGTTCTTGTTCCATCTGTTTCAACTAACTCTAAACTCCTTGCAAACCTAAACCCACCCTCAGGTGCGGATATATCTAAAAAAGAGTTGTTAGCTTCAAAAGTTGACGTTGCATATCTTCGCTGATAGTCCCCGTCAACCGCCCTATCAATTTTATTTTCTACATTAGTTATGAAAACATTAATGACAGAGTTACTTAAAACGTCACTAGTAACCTCTGTGTAATTTCTTACATTATCTAAAAGTTCAGAATAATTCATGATATCACCACAGTCACTGTACCAACACTTGAACCTATAATCAACTCTCTGATTTCTTGAGAGGGCTGCATTCCGTTTGATTCAAAAGAAGAATCTCCAGGAGCACCGACAAACACAATCGTAGGTTCTATCCTAGCCGGTCTACTCCAAGGTAAAGCTTGTGCGTCCGCCCTATGGTGTGGAGGTTCTAATTGTGGGTGTTTTGTTTCAAAACAAGAGGGACATGTTTTTAATCCATTCCACTCCTGCCTTAACTCATGAAACTTATATTGCTGACCACAACGATCACACAACGCTATAGCATGAACACCGGTGGCAAAGTTGCCCATTAGTTACTCACAAAATAATTTTGAGGAACAATGTGAACAGAAGTGGATTGGCTGTCCTCAGTCAAGGCCCTTTGTAACTCATCCTCATAATATAATTTCAAAGACTGTGTTCTTTCAGGCGAAACTTTTTGAGAAATAAAATATGCAAGACCAGAAACCATACATGGTAAAAATCTAAACGGAGCATCTGGTGTATTGGTGTAAGCACCTGCGTCTTGGATTCTTTTTACATAATAATAATTAATGTTTGTTCCTGTAGTATCAGGAGCAAGGTAAAGATTAATTTTTACACTTGATAATTTTCTTTCAATAAAATACTGAGTCGGTGTTCCTTGTTGAGTTTTGTTAGGTATAGCTTGATACTCTGAACGAGATATTTTTGTCATTGTCGTATCAATACTTGAACTATTTCTAAACACCATTTCTAAAACATCTGCAGCATCACTAGGGGCTGTGTATTCAGTTGACCCTGCAGTTAAACTTTGTGTGTGATTAGCTACTTTCCAAATGTGAACTCCGCGGTTGCCCCACTCAGAAAATAATAAATTTAAACTTCTTCTAGCTGATCTTAATTGATAACCAGTTCTGGTTCCTGAAAAGCCACATCGCTCATACGCATCTTCAATTACTTCATCAATTTGTAAATCAAAACTTGTAGAGTCGGATGTGGCCATTCAAATTAACCTCTTTTTTTAACGACAGATTTTTTCTTACCTTTTTTCATCATTTTGCCTTTTTTAGCCATCATGACTTTTCCGCCGCCTCGCATCTTGTTGACTTTACCGCCACCACGCATTTTCATTCCCACCACATTTTTTGTTTTACCTGGCATTTTTTTTCTCCTTTTTAAACAATTGTTCGTATTTATCTTGCCGAGTTTTAACGACCTCGTCGTAATACTCTGCTGGCCATTTCTTATAATAACCTATCTTATGTAGTTTGCAACTTGCATCATAGAGCTGCTTAAACTTTTGTATTAACATCATTGAGTATTCAAGATCTCCCTCGTAAGAGCAATTATCTGTCGGGTCAACTAAAAACTCCTGACCCTCAGCCGTAGCAGGAACATCAGGATGAAAACCCATAAAATACACATCTTTTTTATTATATAATTTATTATAGAAATTAACCTTATCATTGAATTGTTCGAAAGAATATTGATCAAAAAAAGGATCACAAAAAATTAATATGTCATGTTGTTTTTTATTCCAAGATTTAAGTAGAGTATTTAAATGCCTCTCGTATTTTGATTTATCTGTGCGAACCTCTATTCTAAGCTTTTCATCTTTTCTCCACTTAGCTGCAAAAGGACATGCTGGGAAACCTAAATGTTTATTCATTGGTTCTAAGACTTGCTTAGACCATTGAATTACATCATCTTTTATTTTTTCTGCTTGTTTTTTTCGAGACAATTGTTTTTACATTAGTTGGTTTACCACCAACTCCTTGTGCTACTGCTCTTTTTCTAGATACTGCTGATTTAATTTGTCCCTTAGTCATTCTATTTGCTTTCGCTCTAGGGACACATTTAGGATACTTTCGTTTAGCGTCTTTCTTTTGTTTGGACCTACCACACTTAGCAAACCCTCCACCTTTTTTCTTAGAGCCTATGTCAACCCAGTCCTGCTTAAACCACTCTTTAAGTCCGCTTTTTGCCATGTTGTTTCCTTATACTATTTTTACCTTTTTTAAAGATACTAGCAACTTGTGTTTTACCCATTACTTTAGCACGTTGCTCAGCAACAGTAAGGATTTGAATTTTTCTTGCAAATGGTTTTTTAACTTTACGCACTTTCGAGACCGTCGCCCGTGCATCAGCAGGAGTAGCAAACTTAATGCGGACAGTGTCTTTCGGATTCTCATCTGTATATAATCGTCTCCCTGAACCTTTAGGTTTTTTACCAGTTCCTTTTACTGGGTCTTTAGGCATAAATACTTTGAGGCAATTTAGTTTTCTTACGCTTACGGCCCTCTACCATACCACAACCAGCTGCCACGATCCTACCACCTTTAGACATTCTTTGAGCAGATATTTCTTTTCTTTGTTGAGAAACAGAACCTCCCATTGCCATGGGCTTAGGACCTTTAAAATCTTTTCTTTTGACACCGCTAGGATCTTTAATCTTACCAGCACAAATCTTAGATGCATAGGCATTAGCATATGCGCTGGGGTACACTTTAAATTTTCGCTTTGCGGCGGCTTTTCCTCTTGGACATAGCTTTGTCATTTTTTTTACTCCTCTTCGGTTTCGTTATCTGTTGTCTCATTTGGGCTCGGCTGATCACCATGTAGACACCTTGGACACTCGCACATGCAAGATGTGTTTAATGAACAGTGACACATACATCCACAGAGTTCGCATCTCAATGTAATGTACCGATCTCAAAGTCAGGCTCCCAAATAATTTCAAGTTCGTCTTCCATTAATAATCTGTAGTTTTAATCAAAAACTCCTCTATCCAAGCGATTCTATTATCCATATCTAGTATTTTAGATTTAATTATGGCAATATCCTGTTGCATTTCTGCAACACGATCTGCCTTTTTTTCAACTGCGTTTAATCGTTCAGACCACATACCCCATGTCATGCCAATAGTAGCTATCAACACTACGTAAGGTAATACTGTTTTTATTTCGATCTTAAACGACATACACAATCCTCATCTGTTTTACAATCGCACATGACACACTCCTTACTTTGTCTTCGCACTCATCCCACTCAATGGATTATTTAAAGCCTTATTGATCTTCAAGTCAAGGCTTTCTTCTAATAGTTTCATTTCATCTAAAAGTTCTCTAGCATCTTCCTTTTGTCTATCTTCTACGTCATTAACAATCTCTGTAATATGTCTTATATCACCATCCATTTGTCTTAAATCTGCTTTTAAATCGTCTTTCAATTCTTTTGCAGTTGAAGCCACTAAACTTACTTCTTCTAAAATCATAGACATTTCAGTTTTTATCATGTCCAATTCCTGCTCAATTAATTCTAATCTTTTATCCATTTCAGCTTTTGATAGCTCTATTTTTTTATCGAAACCACTTAAATCAGGTGCAACAAATTCATTTATCTTTTCTTCCATATCAAGATATCTTTTGTAAACCTCAAAGCCACCATATAAAGCACCTACTGCTGTGGATAATGCAATAAGAACTCCAAAGATTTTTCCCCCTTTGAAGGAGATACCACCTACATTCACTTCTGCCATTGTGAGTTTACCATATCATTCATTGTTTGATCTTGAGCCATGTTAAACAAAATACCATACTCATCTTCTATTGTCTTGTTTAAATATTGTTCGACGTTTGTATCCACAATAATAGATTGTGTGTCAAAGAATGTTTTAGTATTTCCTAGTATCTGCATAACTATTAATGTTTTCATTTGTGCAGCATCATCATATCTAGCTTTATCGTCAATCTTCTTTACAATTTTTGTAGCGGCTTTTTCTTTCTCTGATACCTTAGGTTTTAATGTTTTCTCTGGTTCTTGCTCTTCTTCTTGATCTTTTTCTTTTTGTGGTTCTGGCTGTTCTTCTGGTTCTGGTTCCTGTGATTCTTCTTGAGGTTTTTCGTTAGTCTCCTCTTCAACAGGCTCAGGCTCGGTCTCCTCTACGGGGACCTCTTCTTTTGTCTCTTCCATAGGAGGTGGAGTTTCCTCTGTTTCAATTTCTATTGGTTCTGGTTCTGATTCCATGGGTGGTGGGGTTTCTTCCATAGGAGGTGGTATCTCCTCAACAGAGGCTACCATTTCAGGCGGTGGTAAATCTAATTCCATTTCCATTTCAATTTCTGCTGTCACTGTTTCTACATTGACAGGCATTTCCACTGCTACAAGCTCTGGCATTGGTGCATATTCCATAGGAGGTGGGGGTGCAAAGTCCATGTCAAAATCCATTTCAAATTCTATTTCTAACTCTACGGTCTCATAAGATACCTCTTCCGTCTCTGGTTCTATGGGCACAAAATCTACAAAGCCATCTTCGACAATAATGTCATTGTATTCAAAGACCTCTTCTACAAACTCCATCTCTACAGGGTCAAAAAGATTCAGATAATATATTTCTTCTAAAGTGGTTATGTGTTGAGTAATAACGGTGTTAATTACATTGTAGAATACATTAACGGATACATCATCAAATAAGGGTCCTATCGCAAGATTAATATCTCTACCACCTACTTCAACGGTTATACTACTTAAAGAACCACTAAAATCAAAACCACCTGTGTATGATTGATAACCTGATGCAATTCCTGACTCGGACAAGATATCAGTTCCTTGAAATACTGTATCAGATCCATCACGACCTGTAATATGCATGTATATTCTGTCTTGAGCGTCACGTTTTTCTACTTCAATTGAGTATTTAACCTCACCACCTTTATCTATTTGTAAATCAGATATATCAATATTGTTTATTATAAAAGTTGTACCCATGCCATCGACACCCATTGTAGAGGTGTTATTGCCAGATCCTGTAATCTGCGCACATCTATCTGATCCTAATTCACCACAAGTATTGCCTGTTGGCATAGAAGCAGGACCTTGCCCACCCCAGTCTATGTTCATGTTACCATCGTCACTAGAACCTACATATCCGTTAGAGCTATCTAAAATATTGCCTGAGTCTTCGTTAGTAACAGTTTGTGTGGTGGTTGTAGTTGTCGTAGTAGTAGTTGTGACTATCTCTGTTCCTAAATCCTCTTCAGTCACATCTATTTGTATGTCCTCTGTAATTGTGACTCCAGGAGTACAAAGACCTTCTACATCAGGCAAACAAACGTCTGCTTTAGAATAAAAGGAGACCAGTAGTAAGAACAAACAAAGCTTTAAAAAGTGGTAAATCAAGTGATCCTCCATTAGGGTTTATTATTTCTCTTTGTGACTGTACGTATTCTGGCTTATATTTACTGCCGTCAGGAATTTGATCAGGATTGTTCGACCAGTAAGTCTCTGCCTCAGCCCCAATAGAACCTCGTGCAGGGCACGGGGTCCCCGCGTCTGTCATTGCGTCCCAGACTCTAGGGTCTTGACACAATACAGATACGGCAGCTACTTTCATACCGAAACCATATAAACTTCTAGATAACTTTAATTTTTGACACAACTCATCATCTATGACCACACCTGTC